GTCGCCGCCCGAATCAGTGGGGGGTGTCGGTCGGTAAGGAGCACCGCGAGTCGTCCCGCAAGATGGATTCGGTGCCGTCAACCACTTTGGCCCGCGCCGCTCGGCGTTTGGTCCTCACATCGCCCCGCCGTCGCAAGAAGCGTTCCGGCAAGGCCGTGTTTATCTAAGGAGGCCGTATGCCACTCAGTGCCGACGCAGCGGTCGAACAAGCCGAGCTGCTCAAGAACATGCAGGAATCGGAACGTGAGCAGCTTGATGTGGTCCGTCAGTATGTGAGGGGCCGTCAGGCGTTGCCGGCTGTCATTCCTTCCGCGGCTCCGCGTGAGGTGAAGGTGATGGCGCAGATCGCCCGCGTGAACATTTGCAAGATTGTGGTGGATTCGCTCACTCAGTCGATGTATGTGGATGGGTTCCGGGCGGATAAAGAGAGTGACAACGCCCTGGTTTGGGGGGCGTGGCAGAAGAATCGTTTGGATGCCCGTCAGACGGGGATTCATCGCGCTTCGTTCACTTATGGCACGTCGTACGCGGTTGTGTTGCCGGGTGATCCGTTGCCGGTGATCCGGGGTGTTTCGCCTCGCATGATGACCGCGGCGTATGGGGAAGATCCCGATTGGCCGGTGTTTGCGCTTGAGCGTTTGTCAATGGCCCCTGATGGTTCGCAGCTTTGGCGGCTTTACGATGACACGTCGATCTATTACTTGGGCGAGAAGACCGTCAACACGGCGGAGGGCGGCAAGGCCCGTGCGTTCACGTTCATTGAGCAGCGCGATCACAACATGGGGGTAACTCCGGTCGTGCGTTTCGTTGATGAGGACGACCTGGACGCCGAATGTGATGTTGAGGCCGGCGATTCGATCACTGGTGTTCCGCAGCATCCGGTGTTGGGCGGGCAGGTCACGCCGCTGATGCCGATTCAGGATCAGATCGACCTGACGACTTTCAATCTTCTTGTGGCGCAGCATTACAACGGTTTCCGCCAGCGGTGGATTCTCGGTTGGACCGCCGATAGCGAGTCCGAGAAGATGAAGGCCGCGGCTTCGCAGATTTGGACGTTTGATGATCACCCGGACGAGGTGAAGCTCGGCGAGTTCTCCCAGACGGAGTTGAGCGGCTACATTGATTCCCGCGAGTCTTCCCTGCGTCACGGTGCCACGTTGTCGCAGACGCCCGTTCACGAACTTATCGGGGAGTTGGTCAACCTTTCCGCCGAGGCGCTTACGGCGGCGGAGGCAGGTAAGGACCGCAAGGTTGCTGAACGGCAAACGTTGAGCGGTGAGGCGTGGGAGCAGACGCTTTGGTTGACGGGACGGTTAATGAACGTGGAGGTGCCCGATGACGCGCAGGTACGTTGGCGTGACACTTCGGCCCGTTCGTTCGCCGCGACCGTTGATGGCCTCGGGAAGCTGACGCAGATGCTCGGTATTCCCCCGCAGGAGCTGTGGCACATGGTTCCTGGCACGACACCGCAGGACATTGAGAATTGGAAGTTGGCCGCCCAGAACGGCGATTCTTTCGCGTTCCTGGCAGACATGCTTCAGCGTCAGGGTGCGCCGACTGGCGATCCCGCCCCGATCAATGGCTAGGACCGCCGCCGGCACGACGCTCACTAACGAGCATCGCCGCGCCCAGCTCGAAGTTCGTGCCGGGGCGCTCCAAGATTTCATGCGGCTTTGGCCGCTTTGGGATGGCAGCGAGGCCACGTTCCGTGACCTGATTGCCGCATCCTTGCCGTTGATTCGCCAGTACCACAACATTTCGTCTTCGGTGGCGGCGTCCTATTACGACGCTTTCCGAAGGGCGGAGCGTGTCGGTGGCAGCCCCACCCCGCGTTTGGCTGTGCTGGATGAGTCCGGTGCCGCAGCGGGCCTTTATTTGACGGGCTCGAAGATGACCCAGGAGGCGGTGCTTGCGGGCCAGTCGCCGCAGGCAGCGAGGCAGACCGCGCTTGTGCGGGTTTCGGGTGTTGTCACTCGTCAGGTTTTGAACGGGGGCCGGGGCACAGTCGTTCTTTCGTCCGCCGCCGACAAGCAGTCGGGCGGCTGGTCGCGTGTCACGTCGGGTGATTGCTGCGCTTTCTGCGCACTGATAGCAGCCAACGGCCCCGTTTACAGCGAGGATACTTACGACTTCGAGGCGCATGACCATTGCGCGTGTACCGGGGAGCCCACCTATGACGGGTCTGAGTGGCCCGGACGGGGCAGGGAGTTCAAGGACATGTACGACCGTGCTGTTGCCTCCGCGAAGGAATCGGGCGACCTTGAGCGCGGCACAAGCAACGACCTTTTGAACGCTTTTCGGCGCGAGTTCAGCGCCGCCTAAACGCCGCCCCAGGAGGGTGGCCCAATTGAACCCAGGAGGTTCACATGCCGGACGATCCCGCTCCCGAACCGGAGCCGACCGACCCTGAAGCAAAGCCCGATGCCCCGGCCCCGCCGTGGAAGTCGGATGATTTTGACCCCGAACGTGCCTGGAAGAAACTTCAGGCCGTAGAGGATGACAAGCGCAAAGCACGGGAACGTGCCGAGAAGGCCGAGGCCGAACTCAAGAAGCGTGAGGACGAAAAGAAGACCGACCAGCAGAAGCTCGAGGAAGAGCTCGCCGAGGTCAAGAAAACTGCCGGCAGTGCTTCACAGGAGGCCATTCGCCTTCGTGTCGCGCTCCGCAAAGGACTTACCGAGACTCAGGCCAAGCGCCTAGTCGGTGACACAGAGGACGAGATGGCGGAAGACGCCGATGAACTCCTCGCATCGTTCAAGTCGGATGACGAGCCGGAGCAGGACTCCCGCCGCCGCCCGACTGAGCGTCTGCGGCCAGGTGCCGCTCCCTCCGCTGACACGGAGCCCTCCAGCCCGAAAGAACTTGCCGAGCAGGTTCCGCGGGGCTGGTAACACCTGCCGCACGACCCCTTCCACGGCGGTCGCTCGCGGTTCACAAATCGAACCCCTCATAAGGAGGTATCGCCGTGGCTAACACATACATCAAGGCAGAAAAGATCATCAGTCAGGGTCTCGGAATGCTTCAGCGGGAGCTCGTTCTCCCGAATCTCGTTACCCGCATGGGCGTCGCCGATTTCGTCGGCGCGAAGAACGACACGGTCAACATTCGCATCCCGTCGATCCTGTCGGCGCGTGAGTACAGCTTGAGGAACAACCGTTCTTCGGCGATCACATATGACGAGCTGGAAGAGCTGAGCATCCCTGTCACGCTCAACAAGCACGTTTACTCGGGTGTCAAGATCACCGACGAAGAGCTGACGCTCGACATCGCGTCTTGGGGCGAGCAGGTTGCCCGTCCGCAGATCCGTGCGGTGGCCGAGAAGCTGGAAAGCTATATCGCGACCGCGATGGCCGGTGCCGATTTCGACCAGACCGTCCAGTACGACGGTGTGGAGACCGGCGAAGGCGTTTCCTCGTTCTACGAGACGCTGGTTGATGCCCGTAAGGCGCTGAACGCGGCCAACGTCCCGGCTGGTGGCCGTGTCGTGGTCCTCGGGTCCAACGTGGAGGCGGCTGCGCTGCTTTCGCAGAACCTCGTGAAGGTCAACGAGTCCGGTACGGATTCCGCGCTCCGCGAGGCCGTCATCGGAAGGATCGCGGGCTTCACCGTGATCGGCAACGTGAACTCGGTTGATCCCGATTTCGCTTGCGCTTTCCATCCGACCGCGTTTGCGTTCGCCAATGTCGCCCCGCAGGTTCCTTCGGGTGCCACCGCTGGCGCTACCTCGTCTTACGAGGGACTGGCGATGCGCTGGATCAGGGATTACGACCCGGATCATCTCCAGGACCGTTCGGTCTACTCTTCGTTCGCTGGTGCTGCCAGCATCGAGGACGGACGGGACGCTTCCGGCGATCTGACGACCAAGAACGTCAGGGCCGTCGAGATCGAGTTCACCGGCTCGTGATGAATTGGCAGCCCCTCGGCTTCGGTTGTGGGGCTGCCACTTTGTTCTCCCCTAGCGATTTGAGGTAAAGATGGCACTGGCCGAGCTAACCGATTACGAAGACCGACATGGCGACGTGGACGGCACCGACGCGGAACTCGTCCAGACTCTTCTGGAGGACGCCTCCGCCCTGATTCTTGACGTGGCCGACGGCTCCGAGGAGGGGTGGGCACTTGAGGAGGAGGACGCGGTTATCCCAGGCAACGTGGTCGCTGTTTGTGTGGCCGCTGCTTATCGCGCTTTCACGAACCCGAACGCGGTTTCGAGGCAGGCACTCGGGATGGCTTCTTTCACTTTCAAGGGGGACATTCCCGATGCCATGTACTTGACCGACCGTGAGGTTCGGTTGATCCGCAAGGCGGGCAGGCGCAGCACTTTCCAGGCTGTGACATTGGAGTCGCCGTACTCGGGTGACACGCTGGACGACAACGAGCTTCTGCTTGGCTGAACTGTCGATATTGGTGCCGGTGCTTAACCGGCCTCATCGCGTCAGGCCAGTAATTGAGTCGGCTGCCGCAGCCACACCCGGCGCGGAAGTTTTGTTTATCGCGGACCCCGACGATGCCGCCGAACTGGAAGCGTTGGAGGCCGAGGGCGCTGATTTCATTGCCCCCGGCGGCAAGTACTCCGAGAAGATCAACGCGGGGGTGAGGGAAACCGATTCGCCCCTTTTGTTTTTTGGTGCGGACGATTTGACTTTTATTCCCGGCTGGTTTGAGGTGGCCCGTTCGCATCTGTCGAATGAGATCCGGGTGGTCGGCCTGAATGACGGGGTGACGAAACGCTCCCAGCTCGGGCATCACGCAACACACTTTCTTGTCACTCGCGACTATGCGCTGCTGCCAACCATTGACGACAAGCGTGGCCCCCTGTTTGAGGGTTACGGGCATCAGTACGTCGATGACGAGTTCGTTGGCACCGCCCGGTTGAGGCGGGCCGTTTCTTTCGCGACTGACGCTCGGATTGATCACTCCCATTATTTCAACGGGACGGGGGTGATGGACGCGACTTACGAGAAGGGTCTGTTGACCAAGGCGGACGACCGCCGCCTTCATCGCCGCAGGAGGATGATGTGGAAGTAACAATCGCCGTCGCCACATACGGCGATGAGAAATGGATTGGTCTTGCGGAGTCCCGCGCCATTCCCTCGGCCCTTGGGCAGGGCGTCCCGGTTCTCCACCATCACGGGGATACCTTGGCGAAGGCCCGCAATGAACTCCTCGAGCGGTGCGAAACGCCGTGGATCATTCACCTGGACGCGGACGATGAACTGGACCGGAAGTACGTGAGGCACATGGCTGCCGGCACCGCCGATGTTCGGGCACCTTCTGTCCGTCGTTTTGCGAAAGGCAGGGCGCGGCGCGGCACCTACATGCCGAAGGTGTACGGCCATCGGCATAACTGTCAGGGGGATTGTTTGCCGGACGGCAACTGGGTGACCGTGGGCGCTTGCGCCCGTGTTGATCTGCTGAGAGACGTTGGCGGTTGGGGCGACGAGCCCGTGTACGAAGACTGGGCGCTTTGGTTGCGATGCTGGAAGGCCGGGGCAACCTTTGAGGCGATTCCCCGCGCCGTTTACGGCTATCACTGGATGCCCGATTCCAGAAACCACGCGCTGCCCAACCGGGACGAGTGGCACCACAAGATTCACGACTCGATCATGGAGGCAGCGTGAGCATCGCGATTCTCGTTCCGACCCTTGGCCGCGCCGAAAAGCTAGTGCCCCTGGCCGAGAACGTTGCGGCCACCACCCCCCGCGGCAAGTACAGCCTCATTTTTGTGCTGGATCATGCGGACAAGGCGAGCCTTGAGGCCGTCAAGTCCGCGCCGTGCGCCCGTTACGTTTTTCGTGACGGCACATACCCGGTGAAGATCAACGCCGGTTACGCGGCCTGCAACGAGGATTTGATTCTCCCCACCGCTGACGATGTTGTGTTTCACGACGGCTGGTATGAGACGGCGCTTGGGGAAATGGAGCCGTGGGTTCAGGTGCTCGGCACCTTTGACCTCACTCCGTCGACGGAGGACGGCTCCCATGCCACCATGCCGATCATCCGCCGCTCTTACATCGAGGAGACGGGCGCGGCACACATGGAGCTCGGCACCGTTTTCCATGAGGGTTACCACCACAACTGCGTCGAAACGGAAACGTGCCAGCTCGCGATGCGCCGCGGCGTTTGGAAGTTCGCCAAGAACGTCGTGATTGAGCACAGGCATCACGCTTGGGGGACTCGTGAGGCAGACGAAACTGACCGCAAGGGCAACCTTGCCAACTGGGATGAGGACATGACTTATTTCCATCGTCGCAAAGCGAAGTGGGAACGTCGGTAGTCATTCCGTGGGCGGGCGGGTGTCAGCATCGCCAGCGGGCACTTGAGTTCGTATCGGCGTGGCACACCTACCCGGTCACGGTCGCGAAGGGTGGCACCCCCTGGGTTAAGGCCGAGGCGGTCAATCCCGCCGTCCGTGATTCGTCCGCCGACATCATCGTTGTGGCTGACGCGGATTGCGTCACGGCTGGGTTACCTGCCGCGGTCGAGGCCGTAGCGTCCGGCAGGTCCCGTTGGGCGATCCCGCACCGCAAGGTTGTGAGGCTCACGGAGGAAAGCACCGACCGTTTCATTGCGACCGGCGAGGTCGCCCACCCGCTTGATCGCCGCCAGTACACGGGCATTGCCGGGGGAGGGTTCGTTGTCGCCCGTCGCGAAACGTTGCTTGAGGTTCCGATGGACCCGCGTTTCGTGGGTTGGGGCCATGAGGACGAGGCTTGGGCGATGGCGCTCACTTGTCTCGCCGGCAAGCCTTGGCGTGGTGACGCCGACCTAATCCATTTGTGGCATCCCCCTCAACCGAAAATTCAGGCCCGTAAGGGCTCGGAGGAGTCGTGGGGGTTGCTTCTCCGTTACGGCGCTGTCCGCCGGAAGCCGTCCGCTATGCGCCTGCTCTTGAAGGAGTTACATGATCTCGAAGCTAATCAACCGTCCGTGTCAGATCGTTCGTCTTGGTCCTAGCGGGACGGAAGACGATTCGGGCAACGAGATTGACGGGGAAACCGTTGTCACCACCGTCTGTGAAATCCAGATGTTCACGGGGCAGGCCACGGAACCAGCGGGTCATAACGAACTGAGCCGAACGAATTGGAGTCTCTTTCTTCCGGTCGGAACTGACATTGATTCCGGTGACCACGTAATCGTCGATGGCAAGAAGTACGAGCTGGACGGCGACGCATGGGCCGTCCGTGACCCCCTCACAGGCCGCATGAGCCACGTTGAGGCGTCCCTGATGCTGACCACCGGTGCGAACGACGGGGAGTCCTGATGGTCGCAATGGAAAAAGTGCTCCGCACCTACCTCAACACCCAGGATCTCGGGGTGAAAATCGCGGGTGAGAACCCGAAGGACACCGAGCAGGGATGGTTGAAGCTCACCCAGATTGATGACCGGGCCGTTGGTGTGGAAGACGCCGACTACTTCCACAACCACCACATCCAGGTTGACTGTTACGCCAGCGTCAACGGCACCGCCGGCCAGGACGAGGCCCGTGACCTTTACATCAACACCCGTGCCGCCCTTGTCGGGATGAAGCACACCGACCTCGAGGACGCCGTTGTTACCGCCGTCCGTTTCGGTGCTTGCCCCAGGGTGCCGGATGAGGCTTTCAACCCGCCGCGTCAACGGTACGTGATCGACGCGCACATTTACGCGCATGAGGTGCCCGATGCGGGCGTTCATTCCTAACCCGAACTTCGTCAACGAGCTCGCGAAGGAAACACCGCAAGTTGAGGCGTTGACCGACGCCGCGAAAGAGTCGGCCAAGGAGTCGGAGAAGATCCGCCATCACGTCATGCCTCAAAAGAAGGACCCGGCCATCGAGGTTGAGAACGACGGGTTCCGTGTGTGGCTGGTCAACACCGATTACGGCGGACATTTGGACGAGTGGGGCAGCAAGAACAACCCGGCCTACGCCCCCCTTCGCAACGGCGTTCGTAACGCCGGCTTCCCGCTCGAAGAGACCTGAACTTACCCGCCCCTGATGGGGCAAGCCGTCCCGTGGGGCGGTGACCATAACAACCATGCCCCACAGGGCAAGGAGGAAACACCATGCCAAACGACGCAGCAGAAGTACTGGTTGCGCAGCAGGTCAAGATTTACCTTGGCCCTGCCGCCGCCAGCGTCCCCACCACAATGGCCGCGCCGAGCGCCAGCTTCATCGACCTCGGCTACACCTCAACCGATGGTTTCAGCATCAGCTACGAGCCGACCGTTGAAGACATCATGGCCCACCAGTCCCTCGATCCGATCCGTCAGATCAAGACCGGACAGGTATCGCAGGTCACTTTCAACCTGATGCAGTGGAACGAGTACACCGTTCCGCTCGCTTTCGGTGGCGGAACCTGGAGTGACGCTTCCGGCGTTTACACCTATTCGCCCCCGGACACCAACGAGCCTATCGCCGAGTACACCCTCGTCGCTGACATTTCGGACGGCACGAAGGATCTCCGCCTGACGGTTGGCCGCGGTGTGGTTGCTAACGCCGTCGAGACCAGTCTCGTCAACAACGCTGCCGCTGTCATGCCGATCACGCTGAAGGCGCTGAAGCCGACCACCGGCAAGTCGTGGAACATCATCACTGACGAGGCCAACTTCTCGTAATGACCACCACGGCTAAAAACAAGGGCAAGTCAATCACGGTCAGGGATCTGACCTTGAAGCTGCCCGCGGAACTCCCGTTCGAAGTTCTCCGCCATTCCGTTGAGTCCCCGGACTACACGGCCAAGTTCCTCGAGATCGTTCTCGGTGAGGAGCAGGCGGAGAAGGTTTGGGATCTCGGCCTTGGCCTGAAGGAAGGCACCGAACTCCCCGACAAGATCGTGGCTGAGTATTCCCTAGACATGGGGAAATAGCGACCCTCGGCAGTTGGCTTGACGAAGAAGGTCAAGAGGCTGTCGAGGTCGATTTCCAACGGTTCTACGGGCTGGATTGGTCCGTGGAGGTTGACCGGATGTGCCTTCGTCGGGTGTGGGTGCTCACGCATCTCATGCCCGCCGAGGGCGCGTTCGTGCCTTTGATGTCCGAACGGGCGAAGAAGAGCAACAAGCGAGTTACCAGCGTGGATCAATTGACCATGCTGCTCAAGTGAAAAGGAGGTGAGACATGGCCGAAGCGGGACGCGCAGTAGTTGAGTTCATAGGCGATTACTCCAAGCTGAATGCCGGTCTCGCCTCCTCCCTCGCCCCGACGAAGTTGGGGAAGATGGGGAAGGTCGGGGGCCTCGCCATTGGCGGGGCTCTTGCTGCTGCAGCGGGCGGCGCGGTTGTCACAAAGGCCCTTTACGGGCTCGGCAAGGAGTTCGACACCGCCTTTGATCGCATTCGTGTTGGCACGGGCGCGACCGGCAAGCGCCTCGAGGGACTGAAAAAGGACTTCAAGGGTGTCGCGAAGGAAGTCCCTAACGACTTGAGCGAGGTTGGCGATGCGATTGCTGACCTCAACCAGCGTCTCGGGTTGACCGGCAAGCCCCTTCAGGCGATGGCGCGGAACATGCTGGACCTGTCGCGTGTAACGGACACGGACCTCCAGGGCAACATTCGTGCGGTGTCCCGCGCTTTCGTGGACTGGGAGGTTCCTGTCAAGCGGCAGGTGGCAACCCTGGATGGCTTCTACCGGATCTCCCAGAAATCCGGTGCGTCCGTTGAGGAGTTGACCAGCAGCGTCCAGAAGTTCGGTTCGCCGCTCCGCACCCTCGGGTTCGGTATCGGGGAGGCCGCTTCGATGTTCGCCATTTTCGAGCGGGCGGGCGTGAACGCGCAGACAATGGTTCCGGGTTTCAAGCTCGCCATCGGCAACCTTGTCAAGCCGACCGATGATTTGAAGGGCACCCTTGCGGAGCTGGGTGTGGCCGCTGGCGACCCCGAGAAGGGGTTGCGGCAGATCATGGATCTGTTGGGCAACGGCAGCAACCTGAAGGCGATTGAGAAGATCAGCCTTGCGATGGATGTGTTCGGCAAGAGGGCCGGCGCTGACATGGCGGAGGCGATCAGGCAGGGCCGCTTTGACCTGGACTCTTACGTTTCCACGTTCAAGAACGGCAGCGATTCCATCCGAAAGTCGGTTCAGGAAACGAACGACGCGGGCGAGAACCTTGCGATTTTCTTCAACAAGGTCAAGGTTGCGCTCGAGCCGTTGGGTTCTTTCTACTATGACCTTGGTTCCAAGATCAGCCGGGGCCTTGCAACGCTGGATGTCAGCGGCTACATCTCCACGTTGGCTGAGAGTACCCGCAAGCTTGTGCCTCTTTATGACGGCATCAAGGGTGTTCTCGGTTTGTTCGGCGGCGGTGACGACGAGGTTTCCGGCATCAAGCAGATCATGCAGGCCCGTGTCGCGTCCGTTGAGTCGCTGAAGAAGGCGTCGGAGCGCACCGTCCATGCCCGCAAGCGTGTCAGCAGGGCGACGGATGCGGAGCGTGAGGCGGAACGTAATCTCCGTAACGCCCGGAAGCGGTTTGGCGATGGCAGCAACGAGGCGATCAAGGCCGAGATTCAGCTTCAGCGGGCGAAGCGCAAGACGATTCGTGTCACGGAGCAGGCGAAGAGGGCCGAAAGGCTTGAGG